GAGGAAGGATGTAATGATGACTTGGCAATGTGTTTGGTTATCTTTTCCTGGATTGTAGCTCAGGATTATTTTAAGGAGATGACTGATAATGATGTTAGGAAAAGAATATATGAAGAACAAAAAAATCAAATAGATCAAGATATGTCACCATTTGGATTTATTTCTGATGGCGTAAGCGATATAACAAGCTTTATAGACCAAGACGGTGATAGGTGGTATGTTGATGAATATGGTGATAAAAGTTATATGTGGGATTATCTCTAGAGTTTAACTACACAAAGTAAAGTAATTTATAAATACTTTTAGAAGAATTCTGGATTTAACGAGGAGAATAAGATGCCACTAAATTTAGCATCTCCTGGAATTGTAGTAAGAGAGGTTGATTTAACAGTCGGTAGGATTGAATCAACCACCAACAAATTTGCCGGGATAGTTGCACCCTTTGAAAAGGGACCAATTAATGTACCAACATTAATTGAAAATGAAAAGGATTTAGTTCAAGTTTTCGGTGTTCCACATACAAATGACAAGCACTATGAAAGTTGGTTCGTAGCATCATCGTTCTTATCATATGGTGGTTCTCTTAGAGTTATTAGATCTGGTGATGTTAATTTAAAAAATGCAACCGTAGGTACAACTACTAGCATTGTAATTAATAGTGTAGAAGACTACGGTGATAAGGGTTATGTAGAAAACACTATTCCTGGGGTAACTTTTTGCGCTAAAAACCCAGGATCCTGGGCAAATAATTTAGTAGTTGCCATTATTGATTCAAAAGCGGATCAAATTTTAACCGGAATAGCAAATACACTATTCCAAGTTGGATATGGTATTACACAATCAGTTGCAGGAAAAACTTCTGCTGGTATTGGAACAACCTCAATAGTTGACGGATATCTAGAGGGAATCGTCACCGGAGTTAGTACCTCAAGAATTGAAGTAAAAGTCTTACATCACGTTACAGCTTCTGGAACTGTTAATAATGTTGCATATCAAGAGAATGGTTTATTCTCATTTGATGGCGCAGGACTTGTTTCAATCCACACCAGTGGGCAGTCGGCAGCATTTGGAACCACAGTTTATACTGGTAGCGAAGACTGGTTTGAACAGCAAAGCATTACATTACCACAATCAAAGATTACTTTAGATTGGGATAACATCGCAGATAGACCATCAACTACTAATTTTGGTCTAGATAGAGGATCTAGATTTGATGAAATTCACGTAGTTGTTATCGATGACAACGGATCGATAAGTGGCAATGCCGGAACAATTCTAGAAAAGCATCTTGGACTATCAAAGGCATCTAATGCTGAATTTTCTTTCGGAAGTCCTTCCTATTGGAGAAGATATCTTGCATCCAACTCCCAGTATATTTTTGGTGGTTCGGCACCAGCAGGAATTGTAACTACTGGATATTCAAATCCATCAACATTTACCCTAGATGGTGATGGTGGATGGGATCAAAATGCAGAAAACACTACTTTCCAAGCGGCAGGATCAAGAAATCTAGTATTACAGTCTGGGGCAAATTATAATGGTGGAGAAATTATTACTGATAGTGGAGCTTTAACCTCAAACATTGGGGATTTATCTGAAGGTTATTCTATATTTGAAAGTGCCGAAGATGTTAAGGTAGATTTTCTGCTAATGGGTTCGGTTTCATATCCAAAGGAGCAGGCACAATCTTTAGCTAAGAAATTAATTGCAGTGGCATCTTCTAGAAAGAATAGCATTGCATTTGTTTCTCCTTATAGAGGTTCAATGATTGTTGACTCTGGAACTGGTTCTAGTGTCATTAGTTCTCCAGCACAAATTACAGAGAATCTTATTGGATTCTATTCAGCATTGGAGTCTTCTTCATATGCAGTATTTGATTCTGGATATAAGTATATGTACGATAGATTTTCAGATACATTTAGATATGTTCCGCTTAATGGTGACATTGCCGGAACTTGTGTGAGAACTGACATCAATTCATTCCCCTGGTATTCTCCTGCAGGGACATCTAGAGGTGTAATATTAAATGCGGTTAAACTTGCATACAATCCAACAAAATCACAAAGAGATAGACTTTATTCGAATAGAATTAATCCAATTATCTTCTCACCAGGATCTGGGTTTGTACTATTTGGTGATAAAACTGCATTAGAAAAAGCATCAGCATTTGATAGAATTAATGTTCGTAGACTCTTCATCTACCTGGAAGAAGCAATTTCTAATGCAGCTAAAGATCAACTATTTGAATTTAACGATGAAGTTACTAGAACAAACTTTGTAAATATCGTTGAACCATTCCTCCGCGATATTCAATCTAAGAGAGGAATTTTTGATTTTGTTGTTATTTGTGATGAAACTAATAACACAGCATCTGTTATTGATAATAATGAATTTATTGCTGATATCTATATTAAACCAACCAGATCGATTAACTTTATTGGTCTTACATTTGTCGCCACTAGAACTGGCGTTTCGTTTGACGAAGTTATCGGAACCGTTTAATTAACCTAGAGGTTTAAAACTATGGCAACCAGAAATCAATTAAATCCACCCCCATTAAGAAAGATCCAGGATTTTAAAACTAAGTTAACTGGAGGCGGTGCTAGACCTAACCTCTTTGAAGTTGTTCTTTCTTTCCCAACTGAAGTTCCAGTTGATGCTGCAGTTCTAGATAAGTCAAGATTTCTAATCAAGACGGCTGCTCTCCCAGGTTCAAATATTGCACCAATTGACGTTCCCTTTAGAGGAAGAACTATTAAAGTTGCTGGAGACAGAACTTTTGATAGTTGGACAATTACAGTAATCAATGATACTGATTTTGTAATTCGTTCGGCATTCGAAACCTGGATGAATAAAATTAATCGTCTATCTGATAACACTGGTTTAACTAACCCAGTATCTTATCAAGCAGATGCTTTTGTTTACCAATTAGATCGTGATGGATCTACACTAAGGGCATATCATTTTTATGACTTATTCCCAACCAATGTTTCTCCTATCGATCTTTCCTATGAAAGCAGCGATACTATCCAGGAATTTACCGTAGAAATGCAGGTTCAGTGGTGGGAAGCTGTTAAGGGAACCGGCGCAAATGCTGGTGGCGACAATATCAACTAAATAATACTATATCAAGATTTAAATTTATAATATGGCAAAACTTTTTGGATTTTCAATTGATGATAATAGTGAAGAAAAAAGAAAGTTAGTATCCCCCGTCCCTCCAAATAACGAGGACGGGGTTGATAATTTTATTGCCAGTGGATTTTATGGTCAATATTTAGATATTGAAGGCGTATATAGAACTGAGTTTGATCTCATTCGTCGTTACAGAGAAATGTCACTACACCCAGAATGCGAGGGTGCCATTGAAGACGTTGTGAATGAAGCTATTGTAAGTGATTTATACGATTCCCCTGTTGAAATTGAACTCAGTAATTTAAATGCAAGTGATAAATTAAAAGAAAAAATTAGAGAAGAATTTAAATCAATCAAAGAAATGATGGACTTCGATAAGAAGTGCCACGAAATTTTCAGAAATTGGTATGTTGATGGTAGACTTTATTATCTAAAAGTTATAGATGTTAAAAATCCTCATGATGGGATCCAAGATATAAGATATATCGATCCCATGAAAATGAGATTTGTTAGGCAAGAGAAGAAGGTAGATCGAAGAGATTTATTGAGATCACAAAATCCAAAATTAAGTGAATCTCAAAAAATGTTCTATCCAGAGATAGAAGAATATTTTATGTACACACCCCAACCAACTACTGCAGTTGGGACGTTTAGTGGAGTTGGTCCAGGGTCAGGTAATCAAAAAGCGATTAAAATTGCCAAAGATTCTGTAGCATATTGCACATCTGGTCTAGTTGATCGTAACAAGGGTACAGTTCTATCGTATCTACACAAGGCAATTAAATCACTCAATCAACTTAGAATGATTGAGGATTCTCTTGTAATTTACAGATTGTCTAGAGCACCAGAACGTAGAATTTTTTATATTGATGTTGGGAATCTTCCAAAAGTAAAGGCAGAACAATACCTCAAAGAGGTTATGTCTCGTTACAGAAATAAACTTGCATACGATGCCAATACTGGTGAAGTTCGTGATGATCGTAAGTTTATGTCAATGATGGAAGATTTCTGGTTACCTCGTAGAGAAGGTGGCAGAGGAACCGAAATCACGACTCTTCCTGGTGGTCAAAATCTGGGAGAACTTTCTGATATTGAATATTTCCAAAAGAAATTATATAGATCTTTAGGAGTACCAGAATCAAGAATTGCCAGTGATGGTGGATTTAATTTGGGCAGATCATCAGAAATTTTAAGAGATGAATTAAAATTTGCCAAATTTGTAGGTAGACTGAGAAAGAGATTCAGTAATTTATTTACGGATTTATTAAAAACACAATTAATTCTTAAAAATATTATTGCAGCAGAGGATTGGGAAAAAATTAGTGACCATATCCAATACGATTTTCTTTATGATAATCAATTTGCAGAACTTAAAGAATCTGAATTAATGACTGAGAGACTAACTTTACTATCAACTATTGAACCATATATTGGAAAGTATTTTTCTCAAGATTATGTCAGAAGAAAAGTTCTTCGCCAAACTGATTCAGAAATTGTTGAAATTGATAAGAGAATTGAAAAAGAAATTAAAGATGGTATAATTCCAGATCCAAGTTCTGTTGATCCAATAACCGGAGAACCTCTACCACCCGAAGGTGGTCAAGGTGAAGAAATGATGGGTATGGGAGAAATTCCACAGGAACCAGATTTGCAGCAAGATGCTCAGGCAACACAGGTTAAAGCAGAGAAAGACTTTAAGAAGGCAGAGATATAAATAAAATATAAACATATAAAATTTTATGGAAGAAATTATCGATTTGATTGCCACCGATGCTGCTGCGGCAGATATTTCGGATGCCATTAAAAATACACTATATTCTAAAGCTGCAGAAAAAGTTGATTCTGCCAGACCACATGTTGCATCTTCTCTTTTTGGTGACGGTGAAGTTGGTTCAGAATCCTCGGAGGTGGGGGAAGAATAATGTCAGTTACAAAGATTATAGAAACGCAAGTAGATACCGGTACTAATGCCGGAGCTGCTACTAGCATTAACTCCGCAACTTGTGTTCGTTTATACAATAATCAATCTGGTGTGGTTACTGTTGGAGTAAGTACCCTAGTTGGTGCAGCATCAACAAATTATTTTGCAATGCCAGCAGCATCTGTTGAATTTGTACAAAAACTTGGATCCGATGTTATTTGGACATCAGCAGCAATTAAAGCAAATAAAGTAGCATTCACAAACTAAAATGAAACTCATCACAGAAGAAGTATCACAAGTTAAGTTTATCACCGAAGGTAAGGGTTCCGAAAAGAAAATGTATATTGAGGGAGTTTTCCTTCAAGGTGATATTTGCAACCGTAATGGTAGAATGTATCCTATGGAAACTCTTACCCGCGAGGTAAAGAGATATAACGAAGCTTTCGTTGCAAAGGGTCGTGCTCTTGGAGAACTTGGTCACCCAGATGGTCCTACCGTCAATCTTGACCGTGTTTCTCATAAAATTGTTTCATTAGAACAAAATGGAACAAACTTTAGAGGTAAAGCACAACTTCTTGAAACCCCAATGGGTAAGATTGCAAAATCTCTTATCGGTGAAGGTGTTTGCCTTGGCGTTTCTTCCCGTGGTGTTGGATCACTTAAGATGACCAATGAGGGTCATAAAGTTGTTGGTGAAGACTTTATGTTGGCAACTGCTGCTGACATTGTTGCTGATCCTTCTGCACCTGATGCTTTTGTTCAGGGAATTATGGAAGGTAAGGAGTGGGTTTGGGAAGGAGGAATTCTTCGTGAAAGACTCGCAGAGCAAACAAAACGCAGAATTAATACTCTTGTAGATGAAAGTACTTTACAAGAACATAAGATTCAATTATTTCAAGATTTCTTAGCAAATCTTTAATTTATAAATAAATATAGATTATAACACAGATCTAAAACAAATGTCCGTTGGTAGCAATTTACAAGAAATGGAAAACGTAGTAACCAAAGGAGCCGCCGCTGCAGAACCAATGCCAAAATTAACCACGGGTATTCCTGCTGGTCAAACTGGTAATTGGGAAGATTTAGGTGGTCCAACTCCCGAAAATTATACAAATGATCCCGAGGGTCCTGCAAAACTTAAGGAACCTGGAGCAACTCTTTCTCAAGTTAAAGATGTTGTTACCAAGGGCGCAAAACCAGCCGAACCTATGAAGTCTATGGCTTCACCTGTAAAGGAAGAGGAAGAACTGGATGACGAAGATCTCCTTTCCGAAGGAGAGTATGGTAAAGAGGAAAAGGATGGCGAAGAGCCTGTCGAAGTTCCTCATAAAGAAGGTAAAAAGGAAAAGGGTGAAAAGAAGGAAGGTAAAGGTCATGAAAAAGATGAAGATGAAGAAGGCGAAATGAAGAAAGAAGAGTATGACATCGAAGAAGATGTCAATGCTCTTCTAGAAGGTGAAGAACTCTCAGAAGAGTTCCAAGAAAAAGCCCGTGTAATTTTTGAAACAGCAATTAATGCAAAGGTTGCAGAGATCAAAGAATCTCTCCAATCTTCATACGAGCAAGCACTTGTAGAAGAAATCGAAGCAATTAAAGAATCTCTAGTTGATAGAGTTGATGCATACCTTGAGTATGTTGCTGATGAATGGATTTCAGAAAATGCAATTGCTATCGAGCACGGTCTTAAGACTGAAATGACCGAATCATTCCTCCAAGGAATGAAGAGTCTTTTTGAAGATCATTATGTAACAATCCCTGAAGATAGATATGATGTAATTGAGAGTATGGTAGATAAACTTGATGAAATGGAAGGAAAACTCAACGAGCAAATCGAAAAGAATGTTGCTCTTAATAGAAGATTAGCAGAGTCAGTTTCTGATGTAATTTTTGCAACCGTCGCTGAGGGTCTTGCACTTTCTCAGAAGGACAAACTCGCTTCTCTTGCTGAAAATGTTGAGTTTGATAGTGAAGACAACTATCGTGAGAAACTAGTAACTTTAAGGGAATCTTATTTCCCAACTAAAGCACCTAGTGCTCAAAGAGATGTTACTGAGAATTTATCAGAAGAGGCAAACTACTCCGAGGCTCCACAAGTGAGTGGAAGAATGGAGAGCTATCTTTCATTGCTCAGTAAATTTTCTAATAAGTGATTTTTAGAGTATAAAGAATCAAACTAACTTTTTAACGAGGTAAAACAAATGCAAATGTTCAATGCAGAACAATTGCAGGAGAAGTGGGCACCAATCCTTGACTATCAAGGTCTCGATCCAATCAGAGATTCACATCGTAGATCGGTAACCGCTATCCTGCTAGAGAACCAAGAGAGAGAACTACGTGAAGAGCGTGAGTTCCTCTATGAAACTCCAAATATGAATACCCAAACTGGTGCCGGTGGTTACGGTGCTGGTTTCTCAGGTGGCGCTAATGGCGCTGGTCCTGTTGCCGGTTTTGATCCCGTTCTAATCTCATTGATTAGACGTTCAATGCCTAACCTAGTTGCTTATGATCTCGCTGGCGTTCAGCCAATGAATGGTCCTACTGGACTGATCTTCGCAATGCGTTCACGTTACGGTTCACAGTCAGGAACTGAAGCGTTCTTCAATGAAGTTGATTCTTCATGGTCCGGTCAAGACAGTGGATTTGATAACGAATCCGGTCTTTATGTTGATGGTTCTGATGGTGCTTCAGTTGGTCTTGGAACCACTGCACGTCAGGCAGGTACAAATCCAGGTCTCCTAAGCCCAGATTCAAACACCACCCAGGCAGCATATACTACTGGGCAAGGTATGAGAACTGATGACTCGGAAGCACTTGGTGCAACTGGTGGAGATCAGTTCAACCAAATGGCATTCTCAATCGAGAAAGTCACTGTTACCGCAAAGTCAAGAGCACTCAAGGCTGAGTACTCACTAGAGCTCGCACAAGACCTCAAGGCAATCCACGGTCTGAATGCTGAAGCGGAATTAGCAAACATTCTCTCAACCGAGATTCTTGCTGAAATCAACCGCGAAGTTATCAGAACCATCTACAAGACTGCTAAGTCAGGTGCGCAGCACAACGTTGCAACTGCTGGTAAGTTTGACCTCGACGTTGACTCCAACGGTCGTTGGTCGGTTGAGAAGTTCAAAGGACTTATCTTCCAAATCGAGCGCGATGCAAACGCAATCGCAACTGAAACTCGTAGAGGAAAGGGCAACATGATCCTCTGCTCGGCTGACGTTGCTTCGGCACTCACCATGGCAGGCGTTCTTGATTACACCCCTGCACTCAACGCAAACCTTCAGGTTGATGATAGCGGCAATACTTTTGCTGGTATTCTTCAAGGTAAGTACCGCGTATACATCGACCCATATTCGGGTGGTTCTAACCCCGGAGCTGGTGGCGGTCAGTACTACGTTGTTGGTTATAAGGGTTCTTCTCCTTATGATGCAGGTCTATTCTACTGCCCATACGTTCCTCTTCAGATGGTTCGTGCGGTTGGTGAGAATAGCTTCCAGCCAAAAATCGGGTTTAAGACTCGTTATGGTTTGGTTGCAAACCCATTCGCAGAAGGCGATGCCACCAACCAGGGTCTCGGACGCCTCAAGGTTAACAGCAACCGTTACTACAGAAGAGTACAAGTTGCTAACCTTATGTGAGTTAAATTCACATATTTCACTAAGGGGTCTTCGGACCCCTTTTTTTTATCTAAATAAAAATAAAATGCCATGACTTCAGTTTTTGATAAGCAAATTCAAAATAGAAATTACTTATCACCAATAGGATTTAAATTTACCTTAGCTAAAGAACCAAAGGTAGTTTTCTTTTGTAATTCTGCTAGAATTCCAGAAATTACTTTAGGAATTGCGAATCAACCAACGTATTTGAAAGATTTGGATGTTCCTGGAGATAAGATCGTTTATGGTGATTTGACTTTAAAATTTCTTGTTGATGAGGATATGGAAAACTATGTTGCTATTCATAATTGGATTACTGGATTAGGATATCCGGAGACAACTGAACAGTATAGAAATCTTGTGGCAACACCAGACGGACAAGATCCTAAAAAAGCATTTAGTGATGGAACTCTAAGAATCTTGAATAGTAACTATCGTGATGTTGCACTAATTAAGTTTAAGGATTTGTTTCCATATGCATTGTCATCATTAGAATTTGAGGCTGGAGATACCGACTACAATTTCTTTACAGCAGAGGCAAGTTTCAAGTATACTGTCTATAATATCCTAGATAAAAACAACAATCCCCTATGAATCTTGATGAAATCCAGGAAATGTGGCAGAGAGATTCTGTTATAGATCCCGATAACTTACACGATGAATCACTAAAAATACCCCAGTTGCATTCTAAGTATTATACTCTGTACAATACCATCACTCTTCTCCGTGAAAAGGCAAGAGAAACTTACAATAGAGTGCGTTTGGAACGCTACAACTACTACACAGGAAAGGCAACAGCAGAGGTGTATGCTGAAGAACCATTTCCGTATAAGGTAAGAGAAAAGGACGCCATACAGAGGTATATGGATGCCGATGAGAGACTCTGTAAAGTTGATTTAAAAATTAGATATTATGATATTATGCTTAAGTTTCTAGAAGAAGTCCTTAAGATGATTTCCAATAGGACTTATCAAATCAAGAACAGTATTGAGTGGCATAAGTTCACGGCAGGATTTAACTAAATAAAAATAAACTTCCATCACTGAAATGAAACCGACGCCTAGAGAGATTCAAGAATCCTATCAAACCTACGAAAAAGTCGTTGAGCATTTAATTGCAGAGGGATATGCAGAAGATCAGCAGTCTGCTGATGATATAATCAAAGGTATGAGTCAAACCTGGTTTAATACAATCTTATTTGATTGAGTATAACAAATGAAGACGTTTCG